TTGTAGCTGTGGTAATATAGCAAACTCTTGTTGAAACTCTAATTGTACTTGTTCTTGTGCCATCAATGATATGTGCTCCATAATATTTTTTTCTAACGCTGCAGTAATGCTAGGATTATTTCTAACAAAATTACTAGCCATAAAATTTAAGTGAGCAGTTACGTGTGCTCTATGATCTTGACCTGGAAACGCTTGAAAAGGTTTCATAGCCATTGCATCGATATGTTCGATTGCCGGATCTTTAGGTTGATTCGGCGGAGGGGGAGGTAAAATTCTATCGATGTCTTTTACACCAATCGCATTATACATTGTTCTATATGCATTATACATGTTGTGCATTTGTGGATTAGATTGTGCTAATTGTAATTGTGTTTGAGCCATAGATATTCTCTGAGACATAGAAAATATATTTGGATCAGCAACAGGTAATATATCTACTCTGTCATCAAAATCTGTTTGTTTAACATTTCTTGCAGCACCTGGAACATCGTAAGGATATTCTGGTGGAAGATAAGTTTTAAAAACATCTGCCAGTAATTTAAATTCATTTTTTAAAGACACATAAAGTCTTTTATGGATTGCTGACATTACCCTTGAACCACGTTCTAAAAGAGCTACGGTCGTACCAACAGCGGCCTGTTGATTCCCGTCCCCGACCTGCATGTCAGCAATGGACGCGAACCTTTGTCCTGCTTGAACTACAATTCCCATCAACTGTAATAAAGTTTGTGATGGTTCTTTGTATGGTAGGAATACGAATGCATCTTTTAGATTACCACCTGGAGTGTCAACATCTTTAAATTCTCCTGGTTGTATATTTGCGGCATCATCTTTTACTCTGACACCTCTTTGTTTAAATCCTGCGGGTAGGTTGGATAATGTTCCAGCGTCTAATAATTGACGGAGAGCCGCAGTTGCAGTACGACTCAATCCGCCAATCATATGTATTAATCCTAAACCATAAAATCCTAGTCCTGGCAGAAATTTGAAGTGGACAAAATATTGGATTTTTTTCTTGGTTGGATCATTGGGCGCAAAGTTTCGTCTAATAGACAAAACTTTCCTACTACCTTCCTCGATTGTAACGATGTAAGGCAATTTTATTCCAGTTGGTTCTCCGTCAGGACCAACATCTTCGAAACCTTCAATATCTAGATTAACGTGGCATTCTAGAAGTGTGTATAAAGCTTCTACTCTTTGTGATTTATTAATTCCTTCTACTTCTCTCTCTTTTTCTTCTAACTCATTTTTATTTACGTCAGTAGGTTTAGAAAGTTCTATATCTGAATAAAAACCTGTAACTTGTTGCTTACGCAATTCGTTTTCAGAAATTTTAATTCGATGAATGACTGATTCCGCATCTTCTAATGAGGTAGCTGTATACGGAACAATCAAATCATCTGCTGGAACAAACTTAGAAACAGCTCGTCCCAATAAATCGTCATAATAAACTTTTTTAAATGTAGAACCTGATAGAGGTAAGTAGAACAACATTTGATCAAACTCGGGTTCATATTCTTTCATTTGATCCATAAGTTGATAGTTCATAAAGTTTTTTACTCTTTGAGCCTGCATTTCTTTCATAGGGTTACTCGCGCCCATTACTTGAGTTCGTACAGGTCCGTCTGCCGGTAATAATTCTTTATAAGCTAGTGCTTGAAACTGTGTAACAGCTTCAGCAAGAACTGGGTGAGTTGCACCAGATGCTCCTTGGAAAGGTTCTGTTCTATTATTATATTTAAATCCTAAAAGATCTAAACCAGTAATATAAGCTCTTTCCCATTCAGCTCTTGAATTTTTATATTCCTGATAATCATTTTGTAATTGATTACCAATTGGATCAGTAATGTCTTCTGGAAGTAGATCGTTTAAATTTGCAAACGGATCTCCTTCTTCAGGCATACTAACTTTTGAAGGATCAAAATCAATTGTAGCTCCTTCATCATCTTCTGTAATTTCTATTGGTCCCTTACCTAACTCGTCTGCAACATCAACCTCTTCCATTTGTTCTTTTAGAACTTCGTCTTCAGGTCGTTCGTTAGGGAGAGTCTTGTCTATATCTGCCATATATTTTCTCCTACGCTTTCTTAACTTGTTTTGGCTTTAATTTCAACCCCTGTGATAAAGGTCCCTTTTTAGGTGGCACTGCCCACCATTTAAAACCAGGATTAGCTCTCATCCTCTGAGACATATTTGGTTTTTTGTTTGTTGGTTTATTTTTTATACTCATATTTACTCCTTAAAGTTGTTATACCACCTTCTGCTTTGTTTTGTGTTAATGAATCACTATACTGTGTGCCAAATTCAGGATATTTTTGTTCCCATTCAAGGTGTACAGGTATATTTAATTTTATTCTAGGGTCAACACCTTCACTCATTAACATTTTATAATACATTGTGGGATCTTCTTTTTTAAGTTTTGCCATTTGATCTTTATAGTTTAAATCTTTAGGAAAAAAATCTTTTGGTTTAGGTAATGGAGAAAGTGGATTAATAAGATCATATATAAATTTTCCCTGACTCAATACTCCCTTCAAACCACTCATTGTTGCATCACCAATTCCACCTTTAGTGGTATCTTTTTGATTAGCAATATTTTCAAGATCAGATGCATCAATTCTATTTTGTACAAACTTACGAGAAGCACTTCCTAAATCACCATATGCTTTTAGTGTATCTACATTTATATCAATAGGTGCTCCTGCTTCTTGAACTTGTAAATTAGTGTTTAAAGATCTACTGTCATCTACTATTTTTCTCATTGTCTCAGCTAAAATTGTATTAGTGTCTTTTTTTAATTTTTGTATTAACATTTTTTCTGCGTTAGGGTCTGAGGCACCCGATTCAATTATATCCATAGACTCATTAAATTTTGCTTTTGATTTATCAATAGTGTCCATCATTTTTTTTTGATTTAGGTTAAGAGCCATTAAATTATCAAACACTTCATTACTCATGCCATTTTTATTTGCTATTTCTCTAACACCCGCAATGTCTCCTTTTTTACCAAAAGAAGTTGTGTTAATTAACACAGCATCTACCATGTGTTTTGTAGAATCTGCTACACTCCAACCTTTTTGTCTATTGTTAGCATAATCGAAATAACCAAATACGAAATCTAATGCACTAAAAACTTTTGTTGGAAGTGCAGCTACTTTTGCACCTGTTTTAACTGCTTTGCCAGCTGCTTCTAACGCAGGATTAGCTATTTTTGCTTTAAAAGTTTTAAAAGTTTCCGAGTCCATAATTCTTTTTAAATCTTGTGCTATTAAATCAGTATTAAGTCCTGAGCTTACACCTATAAACGAAGAAGGTCGTTTAACTTTGCCTGTTCTGTCTGTGACGTATGCTTCTACTTGTTTATCAAAATCTACCAAATCAGGTGAGGTTATTTTTTTAGCGCTTTCTAACATTTTTGTTTTATAGTATTTACCGCCTGGAAAAACTTCGTTCATTATTTTAATATTTTCATCTGTTAAATTTTTAGAAATATTTTCTCTAATTTTAATATTATCTTTAAACTCATTTGCAAAACTTTTTTGATCTTCTAATATATTTCCAGTTCCATAATCTATTACTTTTCCAAGTCTAATTTTACCTAAAGTAGATTTTCCTCCTGTTAAATTGTTCCAAAGTTTTTCAAGTTTTCTTTGATCTTTTAATAAAGACTTATAGGCAGTCATATCTCCATTTTTTAAAGCGTTGTCCATGGCAACTAAATTATTTTTTGATTTTGTATCAAAGTTTCCTTTAAAAATATTAATATCATTTGCAATAGGTGTAATATTTAAAAAATTATTTATGTTTTGACTTTTTAAGGCCGCATAGCCTGCTGGGTGATCATAAGCAGTTTGCAAACCAGGAAATTGTTTTTTAATATCTTTTATATAATTTTCAAACTCATCTATTTTTTTAAAAGCTCTATTTCTACTTTTAGAGTCTTCCGGAAAAGCTGAATAAATTAAAGTTTTAGTATTTCTTCTCCACAAATCATCTAGACTTTCTGAACCCGCTAAGTTATTAATAACTGTTCCAAAATCATCTATTTTATCTTGTAGATAATATGGTAACTGAGTTCTAGTCATTCCATTCATAACAGTATTTACTGTGGCTCTTACTTCAGAAACAGGCATGTCTAACATTTTTGCAATATCATCTACTTCATTTATGCCATCATAAAGAGCATTAAAAATTCGTAAATTATTTTTAGTAGCTTTTAAAGCCGGACCTTTTCCACTTTGTATAACTTTTAATTCTGCATCAGAAAAAATTTTATCTTTAGGATTTTTAGGAACAAAAAATTCATCGTAGTTTTTAGTTCCAGGATTGTCTGTATAACCGGGAAGAAATTCTTTGGGTAAAACACCATCTCGTGTGTAAGTATCTTTTATTCTTTGAATAACTCTTCCGGATACTTCCGTTCTAGCAAAAGGTTCTCCGCTTTTAACTAAGTTATCATATTCTTCTCTAAACCACTTTCTATAAGAGTTGTTTAAAGTGTTTTTATTAAAGTTAGATATTTTTTTTGGATCAGTATGAATAGTTTCTATTACTTCTTCTACGCTTGCTTCAGGTCTTAAATATTTAGAAGATTCTTTTACTTTTTTATTCCATAAATCGGTTCGTAATTTTTTTCTTTCATCAAAAGAAAGTTTTTGATATTTTTTGTAACTTATTCCAAGTTTTTTTGCAGCTTGTTTTTCAACAGTGCTTTTTCTTACATACTCATCTCCGCCAACAAATTCTATAAACTCAGGATTATCTACTGTTCCGGAAATTCCTCTATCTCTTGCAGCTTTTTTTGCTGCTCTTAGTTCTAACGGATTTAAATCTTCAACTCTTAATCCTTCTTCAAATCTAATCCGTCCACCCTCAGCTGCAGGGTTACGTTCTTCAAAGTCCTTGTATGGATTTTGTATAGGAGGTATTTCTGAACCATACTTCATGGACCCTGGACCATGCTTCTTATTGATCATGTCTCTAATTCTATCTGTCTCAGCGCTTGCTAATCTATCTGCTTCTACTAATCTTTGAAACATACCACGACTGTCTTGTGAATTTCTTGCGTAGTCTTTAAACCATCCCTGTGCTTTAAAATAATCGTTGC